TGAAAGGAAGGGATATTCAGGAGAGGCTCTTCAACAGTTGACCACGTGGGCACAATACAGGCCACACTTCTACAAACTGATAGCAATGCGACCCAAGTGGGGACTGGATTTTTCAATAGACTACTGTGACAAGGAAGGCAACGTGTTCGAACTGCTACACTGGGAGTACGATGGATTCGACTACAACGAAGTGGCGGACAAGAAAGAGACAATGGACGCTTTCCTAATTAACCAGGACTGGGACGAACGGGCAAACACCATGCTGGAACGCAAAGACGAGTGGCATGGACTGGGTTTTTTTGAACAGAGTGAGTGGAAAACAAGGTTTTTTGGCATAGACAAAGAACGTTTCAAGATGGTGCTGTGGAAATAAATACAGCATATGAGCTCAATACCCTACAACTACGGCAAGTACATAGACGACACTGTTAGACTGCGAGATCAAGGAACTGTTGACGCAGGAAAACAAGTGCAGTCACCAGCAAGTGCAGGTAGCAGGGGATTGGCAAAGACAACACAATTCACAAACAATAGGACACAAATGCAGATGGGCAACTCACCGATAGCAGAATCAATGGTAGAAATAAGAAACATTTTAAACAGGATTGACGGTGTGAACGCACCGGTGCAGGAAAAACGTGATAACACCGACATAGATATTAGAAAATTATTAGTAGACATTTCTTCTATGAAAGACAGGATTGCAGAATTGGCTATAGATGATGACGCAAAAACATCAGCCTTCACAGCACTTGCACAGGTCGAAGATGACATAGCACAGGAAATAAAAGGATCGTTCCCAGAAGAAGAATCATATGAGCCATTCCCAGAAGGTGATGAATTCAACATAGAAGAGGACGAGGACTTTGAAGAAGTGCTTGGTCCATTAGGTTTCCCAGAAGACGAAACAGAATTATTTGACGCAGAGTACAGAGGCAGAAAAGTGCCACTGAACAAACCAATGCGTGGTGATGTTAAGAAATTCAAAGTGTACGTGAAAGATCCAAAGACAGGAAATGTCAAGAAAGTAAATTTTGGACACGGTGGTACGAGTGCAAAAAGACCAACAATGAGAATTAGGAAATCAAATCCTAAAGCAAGAAAGAGTTTTAGGGCAAGACACAACTGTGCCAACCCAGGACCAAAAACCAAAGCGAGATATTGGAGTTGTAGGAAATGGTAAAACTTAAAGAGGTAGTTGGAATCACAGAAGAAGAATTTGATGTGTTGGCAGAGAAGAAAGACGCCTGCTATCACAAAGTCAAAGCAAGATACAAAGTTTGGCCTTCGGCCTATGCCTCTGGTGCTCTAGTACAGTGTCGTAAAAAGGGTGCGGCCAACTGGGGTAACAAGAGCAAGAAATGAAGATAAAAGAGTTACAAGAAAACGCAGACAGAGAATATGTCAGTCTTCCCAAAGACGATATTGAAAGATTACGAGCAAAATTCCTACCAGACTGGGAGTACAAGGACAACAGCCTACAGAAACGTTACAAGTTCGAAGACTATTTTGAGGTAATAAGGTTTCTAATAAACACAATCAAGCCACAAGAAAAACTAGATCATCACGCTGACCTTGGGATATTCTATGACGAGGTATTGGTTAAAATTTACACACACAGGACAAATGATGTTTCTGATTACGATTTTATGGTTGCTATGCAGATAGACATGATAGCAAAAATGAAACATGGTGCAATAAATCCAAATTATGATTTGAACGCACTGGTTGACGAAGGCACTAGATGTTGGAAAGGATACGTCAGAAAAGGATTCAAAACGATGTTTGGCAAAAGGGTGCCGAACTGTGTTAAACGTGAGGGCAAGTACTATGTGAATGACGCATTTGGTGAGGCCATATTCGAATCAGACGACAGAGAGACTGCCTTAAATTTCCTAAGGCAAAATTATATAGATCTAAAAACGTGTGACGTGCATGACAACATATCAGAATCAAACCATTCTGGTCTGAGAGCATGGTTCGGAAAAGGCAAAAAAGGTGGAGCCGGAGGCGGCGGTTGGGACAGATACAACACCAAGGGTGAAAGAATTGGCAAATGTGGAGACAGAAAAAAAGGTGAAGGCAAACCTAAATGCCTATCAAAATCCAGAGCGGCATCACTACGTGCATCGGGTGGTAAGAAAGCCATTGCGGCCGCTGTCAACAGAAAAAGAAGAAAAGACAAGAATCCAGATAGACGTGGTAAAGCAATTAACGTCAAAAGTAAAAAGAAAAAATAAATGATACACAGAAGGCCGGGAGATGAGCGGTTTTTCGAAATATATCAAGCCTGCGTTAATAAAAATCCAAACAACAACATGCACTTCTTCGGACATGGTGCAAACAACATAGACAATATCGACAGGGATTTATTGACTGCAGACAAACCAAACATAATTTTTAGTTTGGACCTTTCACATCATAAAACAAGACAGCGAATCAAAAAGGAAGTATCAGAAAAACAAGCAGAACTTTGGTGGATAGGTGCTGAGTACGATGTGTTCGGCGATGAAGCAATCAAGGAAAGTTGGTGGGGAGGAGAATTCTTCTTGCAGGCCAATGAATATATTAATCTTCCCGAAATTACAAAAGAGCCTTCGAACAAAAGTCCTCATTGGATCTCTTTGACTCTCGGCCCTCGACACTCTCGAGTCTATAGTAGCACCTGCTTAATGCATTATGCTGACCTCGATAAAGGAGAAATGCGTGTTAAAACACACATGGCAAAACCTTACAATTCGTTAAATGACCTTGTGGCCAAAGGATGCAAATGGAACACGCCACCAAACACCGAAATGGAGGCCACATATGCAAAAGTACTTACTAGGCCATGGTGGGGTACACAGAGGTTTCTTTGGCAAACATACAATCAACTGGGACACTGCAATAATGCAACCAATTTCGAGCAGTATCTAAGACATCTGTATAGGACAACAATGGTGGAAATTGTTAATGAGACAGCCATCGCAGACGAGGAGACCGGAAACAGAGCACCTGTCTTTTTGACAGAAAAGATCACAAATAGTATACATGCACTCAATATTCCTATTGTGTGTGGGGCAAAACACACAGTGAAATTTTTAGAAAGCATGGGGTTTGATTGTTTTAGGGGTCACATCAATCATGAATATGATGATGAGGAAGACAGTACCATACGTATAGAGAAAGCCATAAAAGATAATATGAAGATCCTAAATGATTATAATTTTGCTAAAAAAGTTTGGGAGACTAATTACAATGCACTTAAAAAAAACAAGGATCTGTTAAAGTCTTTATTACACAATTTCGCAAATGGTAAAAACATACCTATGTTAGATGATATTAATGAATTTTACCTTGCAAAAAGTACTCAAATATAATATAATAATAAAATAACAAGGAGAAACAAATGGCAGTAAGAAACTTTAATGACGCTGAAAAGCAAAAACTAATCCAAATAATTTCCCAAGGTTCGCAGGTACTGGGTGAAGTTGAGGATTTGAAAGGCGGGTTGAAAGACACCGTGAAAGCAATCGCAGAAGAACTAGAATTGAAACCAGCACTTATCAACAAAGCGATATCTGTTGCACACAAAGGCAACTACCAGAACATCGCTGACGAGATGGACACACTGGAAAGCATACTGAACACAGCCGGCAAACTTTAGTGATAAAATTACTCAAAGAATTTTGGGTAAGCAGTTACAAGACAGATGCAACAGCATTTTATCTCGAACTGTTTTCCGTAATAGTCACAGTAATGGGTTCTGCAGTCTTGACTTTTACATCACCTCATCCTATAATGAGTGTAGTGTTTCCTTTGTACTGGCTAGGATCTAGTACAATGTGTTGGGCAGGCATAAGACGTAGATTAGTTTGGATCGCGTGTTTGACAGGTTGGTTTACGATAATGAACACAATAGGACTATACAAGGTATTCATACAATGAGTTACATAGACGCACTATACAAAAAAGACGAAGACAAGATATACGTTGTTGAACGTGATCCAAAGAAGGGCAGAGTGTTCGTTGAGTATGATGCAAGATATGTGTTCTACTACCCTGATGCAAGAGGCAAACACAGAGGCATGACAGGCGAACCTTTACAGAGAGTGTTGTGCCAGACAAATAAAGAATTCATAAAAGAGCAACGTATAAGATCAAACAAGCAACTTTATGAACACGATATCAATCCGGTGTTCAGATGTTTGGAGGAGAATTATCTCGGTAAGGAAACTCCTAAACTGAACGTTATGTTTTTTGATATCGAGGTAGACTTCGATCCAGATCGAGGTTACTCCACAACAGATGATCCGTTCATGCCCATAACTGCCATAAGTTGTTACATGAGTTGGACGGATCAACTGGTCACACTAGCAGTTCCACCAAAGACAATCAGCATGAAAGATGCAGAAGAACTTGCAAAGAGATTTGACAACACAATGTTGTTTGAGAAAGAGAAAGACATGCTGGACGCTTTCCTACAACTTGTTGGAGACGCAGACATACTTTCAGGATGGAACAGTGAGGGATATGATATACCTTACACAGTTGGTAGAATACAAAAAGTTCTAAGCGGAGACGACACAAGAAGATTATGTTTCTGGGGAGAGAAACCAAAAAGAAGAGTGTTTGAAAAATATGGCAGAGAACAGTTAAGTTTTGACCTAGTTGGACGTGTACACTTAGACTTGTTAGAACTATACAGAAAATACACATACGAAGAAAGACACAGTTTCAGGCTAGACGCAATAGGGGAACACGAACTAGGCGAAAAGAAAACTGTGTATGAAGGATCGTTAGATAATTTGTACAAGAATGATTTCGGATTATTCATAGAATACAACAGGCAGGACTGTCACTTGCTGGCAAAACTTGAGAAGAAATTAAAGTTTATAGAACTGGCAAACGAGATCGCACACCAAAACACTGTGTTGCTACAAACAACAATGGGTGCGGTTGCAGTGACAGAACAAGCAATCGTGAACGAAGCACACAGACGTGGTATGCAGGTTCCTGGAAGAAAATATAAAAAAGATGGTGAGGAGAACCAACCAGCGGCAGGCGCCTATGTGGCAACTCCACAGAAAGGTATACATGACTGGATTGGTTCCATTGACATCAACTCGCTGTATCCTAGTGTTATTAGAGCACTGAATATGGGTCCAGAAACTATAGTAGGACAGATCAGGCCTGTGATTACATCAGCAGAAATTAACAGGGCCAAACACGCCAAGAAATCATTTGCGGCGGCATGGGACAGCCAATTTGGAAGTTGGGAATATCAAGCAGTAATGAACAAAGAAAAAGGCACTGAGATAATTGTGGACTGGGAAGACAAAACAAGTGTGCGTATGAGTGCGGCACAACTGTATGACATTATTTACGATGGAAACAATAAATGGATGTTGAGTGCCAATGGTACAATATTCACGTATGAGTATGAAGCGATTATTCCAGGACTGCTGAAAAGATGGTACGCAGAACGACAAGATATGCAACAGAAAATGCGTGACTGCGGAGACAATGAAATAGAAAGAGAGTATTGGGACAAGAGACAACTTGTAAAAAAGATTAATCTTAATAGTTTGTACGGTGCAATTTTGAATCCAGGATGTAGATTCTTTGACATAAGAATTGGACAATCAGTTACACTTACAGGAAGATGTATCACAAAACACATGGCCAGCAAAGTAAATGAAATTGTTGCAGGCAAGTATGATCACAAAGGTGAGAGTGTTGTGTATGGAGACACAGATTCAGTTTACTTTACTGCATTCAACACATTGAAGAAAGACATTGATCAAGGGGTGATTCCATGGACAAAAGATTCTGTGGTAACTCTTTATGATAGAATATCTGATGAAGTAAATGGCACCTTCAAAGCATTTATGACTAAGGCATTCCACTGTCCAAGCACACGTGGCGAAGTTATTGCCGCAGGCAGAGAACTTGTTGCGTCTAAAGGATTGTTTATAACCAAGAAAAGGTATGCGGTGTTGTTCTATGACAAAGAAGGCAAACGAGCAGATGTTGATGGCAAGGAAGGCAAGATGAAAGCAATGGGCCTTGATCTCAAACGTTCTGACACTCCTGTCTTCGTTCAAGACTTTCTAAGTGATTTGTTATACATGGTGCTTACTGGCAAAACGGAGACTGAGGTCTTGGAAAAAATCAGTGAATTCAGAGCAGAATTTAAAGCACGACCAGGATGGGAGAAAGGATCTCCAAAGAGAGCAAACAACATGACAAAATACACAGAAGCAGAAAAGGCCAAAGGTAAGGCAAACATGCCAGGACACGTGAGGGCCAGCATGAACTGGAACAGGTGTAGAGAAATGTATGGTGACAAGTATTCAATGCCTATTACAGATGGGGCCAAAGTAATTGTATGCAAATTGAAATCAAACCCATTGGGGTACACCAGCATTGCCTACCCGGTTGATGAAATGCGTATTCCTGAATGGTTTAAAGAACTGCCCTTTGACGGTGACGCAATGGAGAGCACTATACTAGACCAAAAGATAGATAATCTTATAGGTGTGCTAGGTTGGGACGTGCAGTCAACAGAGACCAGTAATACATTCAACAAACTGTTTGAATTTTAAATAAACGTATGCTGAGTATAGAAGAAATAAAATTGCTTATTGAAAAATTAGAGAAAGTTAAAAAAGAAGACATTCAAGAATTAATTAAATCAAATCTTAAAATACTCAAAGACTTAGAATCCGCCGTAGACGCCAACAATAGAAATTTAGTAGATCGTTATGACAAAACTCCTAAATGGTTCATAAGAGATCTTGAGAATAAACGTAAAAAGGAGTATGTTGACGACATCCTATTTAGGCAGGTACAAACAAAAATATTCCAATTTGCCAAGTCAATACTTTACAACAGTCTAGAAATAGGTCCAGGAAATGGAATGTTTTCTAAGGAGTTCAGAGCATGGAATAAAAACTTCTTCTTAGATATACTACCTATGGTAGAGAAACCAATACGTAGAAGATTCAATCCTCTTGGACAGAAGAAATTAACATTTTTTCTTACCAAAGATCATGAATGTAGCAATATTCCGCAAAGCAGTTGCAACTTTATATTCAGTTGGGACACTTTTGTGTTCTTCACAGAAAACCATATACAGCATTACCTACATGATCTGAAGAGAGTTTTGATTCCTGGTGGATATGTATTAATACAGTATGCAGATTGCCATTATGACCATGATTTGGCATTGGCTCAACGCGGATATTGGAACTACAACACAAAAAGTAATATGACTAAAATGATAGAAGAGGAAGGTTACGAAGTGGTAGAAATGTCACAGTTTCAAC